AGTTAAAATATCTAACACTCTTGGTTGATATGTTGGTGTTGCTTGAGGAAATCTTGTTGTTGTTATTTTAGCCATTAATATCCTCTTGAATTGTTTCCATAATATACACTAGGAACACCTCCTTGAACAGGAGTAGGTGTGGGAACATTTGTATTAGCCATACTTCCAATACCTTGCTCTAATTTATCTAACCTACCTATTATATCTTTAAATTGATTATCAAATCCTCCAATTTTAGTATCATATCCAGAAAATTTGTCTGTGTAATCTGGTAATGATTTTAATCCTCCACCAGGTAAAGTTGGCATAATAGAAACTGGCTTACTTGGACCACCAGGTTGTGTAATAGGCATTGGCTTTAAAAAGTTTTTATCGTCATTTTTTTGATCCATAGTATCATAAGTAATACCATCTTGAGGACCAGAATGAATAGGGATACCCATTGATTCTAAATATTTTCTAAATTGATTGGCTGAATGACTATCACCGAAAGTGTTTTTTTGACCATCCCCATAATAAATATCAGACATNACAGCCAGACCTGGTTGATTTGTGTTAAATTCACTGTTTTGAAAATTGGTGTACATTGGATTATGATTAGGGTTGCCTTCATACTTACCCATATCTAATGGATTATAATGATCTTCTATAAGACCAGGTAATGGGCTATTTATTACCATTATCTACCTCCATCTGGTTGAACGTCCAATCGTAATGTACCATATCGCCAATTGTCTCCTACTGCATCTGATTCAATACGCACATTAGCTTGTCTACCTCTACCACGCAAATCAAATTTATCTGTTGTTGCTGTAACTGTCCTTGTTACAGTGACAGGAGTTGTTGAATTAGGATATGTTTTAAATCGAAGTTTAATATCTACAGATCCAACCATTGTACCAAAATCTGGTATGCCTCTTCCTATGTGTAAGAAAGGTTGTCCGTCTGCAATATCAAAATCACCTGACTCTATAAAAGCATCGATGGCTGCATTAACATTATCAAAACCTGTTTCTTGTTGATAAATAATAGAAGAACCTGCTGTTACACCGAGTACCGTTGGCACTGTTCCGAGAGCCGTGGTCGTGTATTCACTAGCATATGGTTTTTGATATACACCGTAATCAATCCATGCTGTTCTAGCTAAACTACCCGTGGACCAACAATCTTCTAAATAATTGTAAGTAACAAATCTATTTATCTGTGTTGAGTTATTAGAAACATAAAACCATGTTACTTCATTAAACTCTGAATTAACGGCTGCNTATGTTTCTGGTTGGTTAGTAATACTAAAATCATTAAAGACATAATCTTGCACACTGCAAGGCATCTTAGAAATAGCACCATCAAATTTAAAGAAAGAATTTTGTGACATCCAAAAAGCCGTTCCGTTTACATCAACAGCAGAATGTAGAGAAACAGCACCGCAGTTTGCTCCTATTTGTGTTAAGTTAAAGACGAAAGGTGCTCCAACAAATTGTAGTGCATTTAAACTTGTATCTGTCCACACCAATACAGCATTACGAGAACGCACGGCTGTAACAATTGATGATCCATCTTGAATACGAAAAGAACCTGCTGTGTTAACGGCTGTTGGGTTCCAGTTAGTTGTTGTTTCTTGTGAAGAGAAACGTAAGAATAAAGGGTCTGCTGTTGTAGGATCGCCTATAAGAGTCTCTGTACCAAATAAAAAGACATGTCTCTCAGGCATTGATACTAAATTAAATTGTGATTTCGTTGGTGTTGTTGCAAGTTCCGCAGCTCTTGTTCCTGTACCAACAGAGGTATCCCATTTAAATGTTTTACCTTGTGTTACCGTAGCAAGTAAGTCTTCACCGAATGTATCAAAAGACCANCCTCTACCTTCAATTGTAACAGTAGATGTAGAGCGTGGCGTGTTCCACGTTCCTGTATTCCATGTGCTTGTTCCCCAACCATAACCATATTGTGATACATCTGTACCAATATTAATTTGATAGGTTGCTGTAACCGTGCCACCACCTGTTGCCGAAGCATTAGCCGTAGATCCTGTGTACGTAACGGTGTATTGACTTGCACTATTAATAGCCGTAATCTCAAATTCTTTGTTCATATCAAGACCAGCTACAGCCGTTGCTCCACTAAAAGTTACAAAGTCTCCTTGTATAGCACCATGACTTGCATCATTAACAGTAACGATAGCACTACCACTTGTTGTAACAAAAGGATTTGATAACCCTGCTTGTGTTGATCGTATTGGGGTAATGTCAAAGACAGCACCCTCTGTATAAATATATAATTTTCTGTCTGTTCCGAGAGCCGTGTACCGTACGCCATCCAAATCAGTCCATGCTTTCATATCTCTGACAACACCAATGAGTTTAGCTGATACGAGTTCTACCCATCCACCTATTTTTTCTGGTAATCCGTAACGAAAACGTACAAAATCAGAGTCTGTCCAACGTCCTGCAGCTCCGTATTCAGTATCTTGTTTATCAATGCCAGGGGCAAATCCTATTTTTGTTAGAGGCATTATGCAATCCTCAAGAATCTATAAACCATTTCACCAGTACCACCAGTACCACCAGCTGTTTGATTCTGTGCTCCACCTCCACCAGCACCAGAACCTTGAGATCCATTACCACCAGAAGAAGAACTTGCTACACCACCAGTACCACCAGCGATAGCTCCATTGTAAGAAGAACCACCAACACCGCCAGTTATTTGACAGTTATCTCCTCCACAGTTTCCAGGATTAGTTCCTGCTACGCCATTACCATAAGCATTGAAACTTCCTACTTCTCCAGAGTTAAATGTGGTTATATTAAGACCGTCTACTGTAGTTCCTGAAGATAAAGATGTACCTTGTGTAGCAGTTCCAGGTGTACTTGGACTATTATTACGAAGAGGTCCTTGAACTCCACCACCTGAAGCAGAACCACCACCACCACCAGATAAAGAAAAAATAGATCCTGTACTAGCACCAGATAAACTTGTAGTTCCACCACTTCCCGCTGTAGTGCTATAAGCATTGCCAGCTCCTGGTGAACCACCATCTCCTACATTAATTGTTAATTGTTCTCCACCACTTACTGTATATACTCTATCGGAAACATAAGCTCCCGAAGCACCTGCTGCACCTGCTGATTCACCACCTGCTTTATCATACTCTGCACCTGTAACACCGCCTGACCCTCCGCCAACTGCTTGTTGAATGTGTATAGCATTTGCATTTGCTGGAACAGAAACTTGAGAAGAACCTGCTGTGCTTACAGTAACAAAAGAAGTAGTTTCAAAAAGAGAATACACTTCTCTCCATGTACCATTATCTTTTACATAAATATTATTAATTGTTTTGTTTGTATAAGAAGTGCCATCACGAAGAAATACTTCTCCACCTGTTGACGAACTTATCTCACGCCATTGTCCAGCATCTTTAACAAAAATTGGCATGCACGCCTAACTATATTTGTACCAAATATCACCATCACTGCCACCAGAAGGTGAACCTACACTGACAGTTCTTGATCCGTTAGCATTTGTTCCTGCTGTTGCAGAGATAAAAGCTTGTACATCACTGCCTATTGCTACACCTATATTAGTACGTGCCGTAGCATCAGTTGGTACATCACTTAAATTATTTGCTGTTTGTAGAACACCTGTAATAGCTGTTCCTGGAATTGCATATTTTATTGCTGCATAGGTTGTCATATTATTTCTCCATTAACTTCCATCCATAAGTGGATCCTGAATATACTAAACTGAAAGCGGCTCCTTCAGTAGCTACTGTTAAGTCTGCTGCTGTGCCGTCAATCTTTTCACTATTACGACCAACAGTTAAATTATTAGTATCGAATGTATTAGCTAAATCTAAAAACCGTACTTCATCTCCTACAGTTGGAGAAGCTGGTAGAGTAATAGTAAAAGCACTACTAGCTGTGTTAACAAATAACTGATCTCCTGATAAAGCGGTATATGTTCCTGTTTTTGTTTGCCATGTGCCGCCTGATGTTTGTAACTCAAACCAGTTCGTACCATCAGTAGCAAGGAAAACACTTGTAGAAGGATTAATAACATGTGTGTTACCACTAGATCCTAGTCTACA